CTGCGGTGACTCGGCCCACGCGTTCGCCATCTCGAACCATGTCTGGCGGTCCTCGGGTTCGTACTGACCGTAGACGCCTTCGTACTCGGCGAGGGCTTCGGCGTGGGTCTGGGCCTGCTCGCGGTAGGTCTGACCTTGCTTGCGCAGCTTCTCGACGTAGCCGCGCGAGAACACCTGCTCGTCGCCGAGTTCCCCGTCGAACGGGTCGGCCTCCGCGGGGGCGGCGGACGGTGCGACAGCAGGCTCGACGGCGGGTGCTGGGGCGGGAGCCGGCGTTTCCGCGGGGGCGGCGGCAGGGGCCGACTCGACGGCGAGTCCTTCGTCGGAGCCGCCCGAGATCACGGGCAGGGTGCGCCCGTCGGGGAACACCCAACGGTCACCGTCACGAATCGGGTCACTGATCGACTGGTTCGGCATTCTGTTCCTCCTGTTGGACTTCGGGATCTTCTTCGATCATTTCGGTGCCCGCGGCTGCAGGCGGCATCGGTGGCATCCCACCAGCCGCGCCGGTCGACGCGAGGGCTTCGACTGGCAACACGTCGGGCGACAACGTCGGCATGAGCGCCGCCATCGGTGCCATCGCGGCAGCCTGCACCTGTTCGGCCGACTTGCCCGCCGCGTACATCTCGTGGCCCTGGGCGTGCAGCAAGAAGATCTCTTTGGACGTGTCCTCCAAGTTCTCGTACCGCTCAGACCGCATGAAGTTGCGCAGGATGCGCAGATGGTTCTCGTGGTCGTCAAACACTTCGACGGTGCGCGGCTTACCTTCGGCCATCCACATGTTCTCGCGGTGCGCTCGAGCGGAGTCCGGTGAGATCCCTTCGAGCAGGTCGGCCCGGTCGGGCAGGTCGGCGATGTGGGCGAGCAGTTCGGGGGTGATGACGTCGGGTCCGAACCGGTCGTGCAGATCGAACGCGTACGACGCCGGCGAGGTCGCCACCGGTCCACATGATCCGCTCGGGGATGGTGCCCTTGCCGGGCATCTTCACCATCGCCGGGCGCGACTCGCGCACGTTCGCTTCGTACAACTTGAGCACGTCGGAGGCGACACGACCCCAGCAGTCACCGAGGGAACGGGCGAGCGAACCGACAGGGGTGTCATCGTTCTCGGCGAGGATCGCAAGGCCGCGCCCTGATTCGACGCCGGTCGGTGCGTCACCACGCGAGATGGCGTGGACACTGAGCACGTCGTCCATTGCGGATTCCAACATGCCGGGCTGGCGGACCACCCAGTCCGGCAGCGTCGGCGGCGACTCGTACGACGGTTTCTGACCGTTGACGGCGTTGTACTCGACGGCTTCACCGGGCGTGTCCGACAGATCTTCGATGTCGTCGACCGATCCCATCGGCACCCACAGTCGGGCGTTGCCTGCGTTCTTGAGGTGTTCGATGATCGACGACCATGACGCGTTGTACGCCGCCTGGATCGGGACCGCCGAGGTGACAGGGGTGTCGCCGATCCATTGACCGTGGATCGGTTCGACGGTGGCGAGACGGATGTTGAGGTGGTCGTCGAACGGGAACGTCCATTCGGACTGGTCGACGAACATGTCCCCGACGACGGTGACGATCTGGCCGTTCGGGTTCGACCGTGACGGACGCTCGAAGTAGGTGTACACCATTGTCAACGGGGTGTCGGTTGCACGCTGGCCGGTGTCGAGGCGATGCACGAAGTTGAGTGCCTGCGCGTCGGCGGCGGGCTCTTTGTCGAGGTTGTACATCTCCTGCACTTCGGCAGGAGGGAGCGCCTTGCCCCACGTCCAGTGGCGGGCGCATTCACCGTCGCGGGTGCCCGGCTCGAACGACATCTCGTGCAGTGACACGGCGCTGATCTTGACGTCGCCGGTCTTGATGGAACGTCCGCTCGCCTCGTCGACGGAGATCTCGGTGCCGGCGTCGGAATCCCATTCGACGGCGATCCCGGCGACACCGGCCTCCCATGTCAGGTAGGCATGGTCGAGGCGGGTCGTTTCCCAGCCTTGTTCGCGATGCACTTGGGCGAGCACCGATTCGGCGGTGCGTGCGCCTTTCATGGCGGCGTCGTCGGGTGCGGACGGTGGCACCTCGAACGCGACGGGGCGACGGGTCAGCTTCGACATGATGACGCGGGTGTCGGGGCCGATGCGGGCGATCGACGCACGCACCCGTTCAGGGTTGCGTGGGACTTCTTCGAGCCGGTCGGAGCCACGGTTCCAGAACACCCACATGCGGTTGTGGATGAACTGGTGATTGACGGCGGCGGTCTGGCGTTCGTTGCGGGTCGCACGAACACCGCGATCCCACTTCTCGCGCACGCTTGCGGGCGTGAAGGGCTTGCGTGTCGTGTCGACCATTCGCTCAGGTTACGTCAGCGCAAGCGACGCCAACGGTGACCGTCATGCGAGTCCTTCGATGAACACGGCTGGTTCGTCGCGGTCCTTCTTCGGCTTCGGTTCACGGTCGAGGGCGAGCACTTCCCCTGTGTGGCGGGCGATGGCCCGGTCGATGAGCTGCTTGCGCTCGACGGCCCAGTGTTCGCGTTCCGTCTCGTGGCGGTCGATGACGACGACGAGAGCGGTGAGGATCGAGACGCAGACGATGGCGAGAACGATCAGCGTGGCGGTCACTTCTTCGGTGCAGCCTTCTTGGCCGCAGCCTTCTTCGCGGGAGCCTTCTTCGCGGGAGCCTTCTTGGCCGGCGTTGCCTTCTCCACCTTCTCGGCGGGCACGTCGACGGCAGGCACGAACTCGGGGATCTCGTCGGCCACCGTCGGAGCAACCGGTGTCGCGGCGACCAACGCGGCGAACGCGTTGCGCATCGACTCGTTCTCGGCCTCCAACTCGGCGACCCGAGCGGTCAGCGCCTTGCGACGGTCGTGACCCTGCTCGTCGGCGTCCCAGCCGAGGATGACGTTCATCTGGCGCACCGCTTCCTGCGACACACACAGCAGACCCGTCGCCGGGAGATTGTCGAGCCGGACGTCGAGCGAGATGACCTTGCGGCCGTCACCGACGGCGTAGTCCTTCGTGATGAAGCACGATCCACCGACCGCGCCTGCGGGGTACACGTCGAAAAGTTGCATGATTCCTCCTGTTGTTGTTGTTCCGTGCGTCAGCGTAGTGCGGGCGGTCGGGTTGGGACGTGACTCCACCGGGCCCCGTGCACGATGTTGTGGACCGTCTGTGCCGAGACTCCGTACCTCGCGCCGAGCTTCTTCATGGAGATCCCGCCTTCCGCGTACGTCGCTGCGATCTCAACGACCTGCGCCTCGGTCAGCTTCGCGCAGGCGTGAACCTCCCCCCGCCGAATCAGCCCCTTGACGTACCGACCCTTCTCGTTCATGTCCTTGATGTTGTCCTGCTGCGTGCCGATGACGAGATGGTCGTAGCGGAAGCAGGCGCGGTTGTCGCAGCGGTGCATGACGACCTTGCCCTTGATGGCAGCTTCGCCGTCAATCTGAGCGACCACCCATCGGTGGACCATCCAGCCCTTCCGAGCGTTGTCGCCAAAGCGGCCGTATCCGTCGTGGTTGAGGTGCCCCTGGTACTCGCGGCAGGGGGTGTCGGGTGGCGTCGTGACTGGCATCCACCTAGTCTAGTGCGTCACCAGCCAGAGCCGAGAACTGGATGGTGCTTGGAGTGGCGGGCCTTGTTGCGCTTCTTCAACTTCTCCCACATGACTTCCGAAGCGTCGGTCGGCTCGCGCTTGACCTTCCGTGGGGTGACGGTGCGCTTGGAGAGTTCATTGGCGGCATACGTCAAGCAGTCGACGCAATCGTCGTGTTTGCCGAGCGGGAACGTGGCGAGTTCGTCGATGAAGTCGGCCATCCACGGGGCGTCCTCGGGCACCCACACCCGACCCGACTCCATCAGCGCGGCGGCCGTCTCGGCGCGCGCCACCTTGTTGCGGTCAGGGGTCAGCCAGCGCACCACGACGCCTCGGCGGGCGATCTCGTCGAACAGTGACAGCGTCGCCATCTGCTTCTCCACACCGATCCAGGCGGGCTTCATCGTGTTCCATTCCTCCAACGCCATCGGGGCGTGGTCGTTATGGGTGACACGACGGCGCTGCATGTTGAGCAACACGAGCGAGTGTGGGTCGGTCGGGGCAACACCCCACGTCGCGATGACGGTGTAGTCGGAGGTGCGGTTGCGGGTGTAGGCGGTGTCCATCGTCGAGAACCGCCACAGTTCGTCGTCGAGCACGTACTGGCCGTCGAGGTTGTAGTACGTCTCGCCGTTCATCGTTTCCGATGACCACTTGCGCAACCACTCGGGCTTGAGCATTCCGCCGCCGACAGCGACCGGGCGTTGCTGGTACAGCGACATCCACGGGCCGGGCCCGACGTCTTTGCGGATCCCGGCCAACGCTTCTTCGTCGTAGCGTTCGGGGCACAGTGCTTCACCGGGGCGACGGCCGAGTTCGTCATCTTCTTCGGCGATCGCCGGCAGACGCACCACTTTGATCCTCATGCCGAGCGACGCCATCAGCTTCTTGAGCCGGCCGGTCAGGTCGTCGATGTGCCAGCGCGACATGATGAGCAGCATCTTGCCGCCCGGTTCGCGACGGGTGATCCACGTCGACAGCCACCACTCCCACAGATGCTCGCGCATGACCGGCGAGTTCGCTTCCTCACCGTTCTTGATCGGGTCGTCGACCACGCCGAGCTTGAACCCCTTACCGGTGATCGGACCTCCGGCGCCTGCGGTCCACATGCCGCCACCGCCGACGACTTCCCACCGGTTCGCTGCGCGTGACGTCTCGTCGATCTCGAGCCCGAAGCGCGGGCCGACCTCCTTGATGATCTCGCGCACACGCCGCCCGTGGGTGGCGGCGAAGTCGGCTTCGTAGGAGGCGAGCCCGACCGGTTGGCGATATTTGGCGGTGAACCAGGCGGGCGTCCAGCGTGAGCACAGTTCGGTGTTGCGGGTCGGTGTCATTGACCATCCTGCGAGGAAAAGGTGCGACGGTGAGTCCACCTCGATGCAGCGCGTCTCGACAGGCGCCGTCTCCGTGAAGGTCAGGTAGCGACGAGCGCGAGGCGGGATCGCGTTGCGGCATCGGTCTGCCTTGCGGGGGATCGAGGCGGCACCAGCCATGTAGAACATGACCCGATACTTGGGTCCGCAGTCGCGCCCGTACAGCGTGGCACGACCGGTAATGATCTTCGCCTTGACGCCGAGGGATCGCACCAACTCCTGAACGTCGAAGGCCAGTTGCGGAAGAATCGTCGTGTACTCACATTGCCCATCAGGAGCGACATGGCCGTCCGTATCCATGAGCCCCTGTAGGAGTTCGCGCCGCTGGTCGATTGAGGCCCGCAAGTACGGCGGTGGGATGTGCTTGTTGCCGAGCAGTCCCGAGAGACGCAGGGGCCTGCGGAGTCCCAGCACGCCGAACGTCGTCTGATCCCTGGGCCGATCGGTCGTGACGTACGCCTGGTCGATCCGGTGACGAATCCACTTCTGATCGGCGTCGCCGTCGCCGTGCATCGTGGCATGGGTGGATGACCCGTCGCCGAGCCAGGCGCCGAGCGTGTACGGGTCGATGGGAACATCGGCGCGCGGGAGATTGAGTGGCAACGGCATTGCCACA